TCATTTCCTCTAATTGGAATGTAAAAATCCTCCAACATGTTTTGCATGTTGTATTTTAAGTTATATTCACCTGTATTTTGATCAATGTAAGGAGTTTTTTTCATTGTGCTAATCGTCTTCTTCATAAAGTTTTCTACTTCATTAGGAGGAATAGCACCAACATTAATGTAAAAAATACGTTTTTCAGGAGCTCTAGATATTCTATGAATTAACATAGCATCTTCCATCAATGAATATTGCTTAAATAATTTACGAGCTGGTTCAATGTATGAACGACCATAAGGTAAATAATTTACATCTGTTAGTAATCTAAAATGAGATATTTCATAATTGTCAAAATATATTCCTGCTGCATCTTTATTTGTTTGATTTGGAGCAGAATATGTTCCTCCATTAGCATAACCATCCATGTTAAATTTAAATCTTATTGCTGATGGATTTTCTGTGTCGTATCCTTCTTGACGTTCAATGTGATAGGCATTGTATGGTATGATATTGTACACCCCAAATTTTTCAGAAATTTCTAATTTTAAAAAGAAATCTCCATATTTACACATTTGTCTAACCCAAGACCATAAGTTAAATTCAATGTTTAAAACATCATAAAATAAATTATACAATATTTTTTGAACATCTTCATCTGAGCTGCGAATTTGCAATACTTCACCCATTTCACTTTTTAAAGAACATTCATCAGACACAATGTCTAAAGCAGAGGCAATGATAGCATCTGTGTCCATAACATCATAGTCTGAGTATAGTTGAGTTCTTAAATATTGATAGTTAGCATTTAGTTGTTGTCCAAAAAGTGAAGTGCTGCTGTTGGATGAATAAATTCTATCGTATCTATCAATTAAAGAATTTGTTTCATATTTTCCACTTCTTTGAATTGAGTCAATGTCAATTACTTTAATTTGATTGCCACCTTCATTACGTATGATAACATCCGTTGAAAATAGTCTTTTTAGTCTGGTAAATACACTGGTGTCTGCCATAGTTTTTGTTTTTATTTAGTCAAGTAACCAACTAATGTCTTCACTTTCTCCATTTACTTTAAAAGCATATGGATTATCTACTCCAGAAGCAAAATATGCTCCTTGATAGTCAGCTGGTCTTTGAATGCCGTTTAATGTTGCTTTAGTTAATTCTATTCCTTGTTGTTTATATTTTAATGCTGTGTCTCTAACAAACATAGCAATGTTAAAAGACATAATTAAATCATCATTATATCCTGACTGTGCTTCTGCTCTTCCATTTTTCCAAATGAATATTTTCATTTCTTCTATTAAACGTTTTGAACGAATAATGACACTATGATCTCCTAAATATTCTCTTCCTTTGTTAATGGCTAAAGGACGTGTTCTTAAAGACATTGTAAAACCAGGAATCATGCTGGCATTATTTTCATATTTAGTAAAATATGAATCAGCTGTTATAACATTACTTTTAGGTGAAAAGTATAAATTTCTATATTCTCTTTCTTGAATTGCGTCTAATGTAGCCCAGCCTATGTTGTTATTTTCTACTACCAACAATGCTTCATTGTACTCTGTAGCAATGCCTACTAACATGTAACCAAATTCTTTTGGTGACAATTGACTTTTATATTCAGCCACTTGAGCATTTGTTTCTAAGTCAAATATGTGAAAGGCTGAATAGTCTTTTCCATCTCCTCTAGCCACATCTGCTACCACCATGTAATTTCTTGAATAGTCTGGTGACTCCCATATCCATAAATTTTTATCTACCCCTCTCCTTTCCATAGGTTCTACTACATGAGTAGCTAAGTAATATTCTAAATGTTCAGGATAAAAAACAATGTCTCCAGATGTAGAAAAGTCACAGTCACACTCTTGTGCTGCTAGTCTAGGATCTCCTAATTCTATATCTTGTTTGTCTCTCCAAGCTTGATCTCGTTCAGGATGAACATACCAAGGCAATTTAATTGGTAAAAAGCTGTCATTTTCATTAGATTCTGCTCTAACCCAGGTTTTATGAAACCAATTACCTGTGCCAAATGGAGTTGACAATACAATTGCTCCTCCACCTGTTGCTAAGGTTTGTTGTGCTGAAGCCCAAATTGGTTCTATATTTTCAATAAAGGCTGCCTCATCTATAATCAGTAAAGACACAGCTTCAGATCGACCAGCGTCACTCGCTGCTGAAGTTGCTTTAATTTGAGAGCCGTTGTTTAATTTTAAAGTTAACTTGTTGTTTTCATCTGCTGGTATTTTAAGCCAAGAAGGTAAATTGTCAAACATGAATTTTGTTTTAGTTACCATGTTTTTAGCTGTGTCTTGCTTGGTAGCTATACATAAAATGTTTTTGTCTTTGTGAAAGAGCATTAGCCATAGAGAATATCCTGCTGCTAATGTTGAAATACCTAACTGTCTAGATTTTAAAACTATTGAAAATGGATTGTTTTGCCATAAATTTAACACTTTAGATTGAAATGGATATAAATTGAAAATAATACGTCCACGTTGAGGATGTTGAATGTTACAGTACTTGCGCATAAAGTGGGAAGGATCCTGCGCACATTTAATGTATTCTTCTCTTATTATATCTTTTAATTCTTGCGACATTTATTTTTTTCCTATTTTCCAATATATTCTTAAACTTATGTTAGGTTGTAAATTTCCATTTACGCCTACACCTAATCCATAAACACTTTTCTTTTTAGTTCTTAATAAAAATTCAGGTCCAAAGTAATTTATGCCTGTGTTGCTTCCTACTAATCCTACACCTGTGTAAAACTCATTTTTATTTTTAATGACTGTGTTGTTTATAGTTACTGTAGGAAATTTTATAGTGTATTTTATGTTTCTAGACAGCAGTTTATTTTTAAATATTATGTCATTTATGTAAAGACTTAATGTGTCATTTTTAAGTGAATCATTGTAAACATATTTTGAATTGTAGTCATTTACAACAAACACTGTGTCTATTATTATCTCTGACATATCATGGATGTATTTTATTTTAGTTGTGTATTTTGGAATGTATGTTGCAACTTCTTTAGTAACAGTATGATAAACAGTGTCTATTGTTGTTATAGTATCATTGTTAGGAGATGTGGTGGTATTTTTACCACCTCCACATTTTTGCAATAAAATTACAATAACCAATATGACAATGATTATGAAATAAAATTTGTTTTTATTTTCAGACCAGTTCATTTTTTTTATTAATTAAAGACGTTTAAGTATAGCGTCCTTTTCAGAAGTTGAAAAACCGTTATCTTTATTGTTTATAAAAGATTTTAAAGCTGCTATTTTCTTTACTTTTTCATCTCCTTTTAACTTCTTTATTTTTCCTATAATTGTGTCAACTAATTCTTTATTTTTATTTTTCTTAATGATTTTTTCATCAGATTTTTTAGTTTCTTTGTCGTTAACTTTTTTAGCTCCTTTATATGCTTTATTGTCTTCATCTTCATCACTGTCAGTTGGTTCTTTTTCTTCTGCTTTTTCCTCATCACCCTCTTCATCAGTTTTATCAGTTATAAAGAAATCTGATCCTGGAGTTGTAGTTTCTGGCTCTTCTGCTTCAGGTTCTTCCATTTCTGGTTCTTCTGTAGTTCTAGTTAAAGATATAGCTCCTATACTTTTAAGTTCTTGAATTAAAGGATTTATGTTTGCTGATGCTTTTTTTCCTACTTTTTCAGTTAATGATTTGATTGATATGCCTTCTTCTCCTGCCTCTTCTACTGCGTTCAATAATTCACCAATCCAACTGTTTGCATATAAGTTTTTAGCAGCTGTAAATTTTTCTTGGTTGTCTACTTTAAGATTGTTAGCTTTACGAGCCATTTCTTCAAGTTCAGCTTCAGCTAATGAAGATTCAGGTTTACTTAATTCACTTTTTTTCTTGTTTAAAGCTACTATTTTTTTATCTATAGCTACTTTTTCAGCAGTTTGTGCTGCTACATCAGCGGCCATATCTTTATTCACTGACAATTCACTTATAATTTCTTCGCGAATATAATTGTATAGTTCTTTACGTTTCATGTTTGTAGTAGATTTATTTTCTTTAATATTTTGTTCTATTTCTAAAATTATTTGTAATATATTTTTAAGAGAAGTTAATCGTTTAATTGTTTCATCTTCATTTATATTTAACTTTCCATCAAATAAGTCATCAATTATATTTATTTTACTTTTATTAAAAATATCTAATAATTGATTTAAAATTATTAATTTATCAATATCAATGGTTTGTTTATTATTTTCTACTTTACTTTGTAAATCCTCTATATCTTTTTGGAGAGATTTTATTATTTTAAATTTCTCTTCCATAAGATTTTATAAATTGTTTACCTAATTCAATCATTTTATCTAAATTTTTATTATATTCATCCCATGTTTTTTGACGAATTTGAATTTCTACTTCAGATAAAGTTTTTTTAGATTTTTGTTTTGGTAGTTCATTTATAATTTCTTCGCGGATGTACTTGTATAGTTGTTTACGTTTCATGTTAAATTTTTGTTATAAATATTACAAGTTTAGATAAAACTTAATCTGCTTCAGTCTATCTTCATTGGAACCAGATATAATTCCAAAGTTAGTAATTTTGTTTAAATTAGATGAACATAAATGTTTGATTGTTTGGTCAATTTGATTTCGATAGTCAACATCTATTGTGCGCACACCATTGTCTTCAATGTTTATTCCAGCAGGACTGACATAAAATATCCAATCATACTCCTCAACAAAGCGTGAGGCATAATATTCAAATGCCAATTTATCCGTTTTATCAATGGAATTAGCGTTAAGCGTAAAAGCTATCACATCTATGATAGTACGGTCAGTTATAACGTTTTTTGCAATTAATTCGCTGCATCTTTCAGCCAAAAATATTGTTTGTCCTTTTAATGTACTGTCAGTGTTTAAAGGAATGCCTAAGTCACGTAGGTATTTACTACGTTCAGTGGCAAATGTATATTCTTTAAATTCTGACAATTTTGACAGTTCATTTACTAATGTTGTTTTGCCAACACTAACTGTGCCTGTGAAACCTATTTTCATAATTATCTTATTTTACCTGCTCCACTTTTATACCATGGAAGACCTACTCCGTCTTTTTTAGCTTTTTTATGTCCATCTTTAGAATATTGAATGCCGTTTAGGTAAAATTCTTCTTTACCATTTGGATGAATCAATGCTGGGCCTTCTGAATTGTGTAACTTGTTGTCTTTAATGTAACGTATTGTTCCATCAGGTGATTTAACACATTTTGTTTGAACTGCAGTTGTCATATATTTTGAGTATTTGATTTAATATATGATTAACTTTTTAAAAAGCCAAAGAATTTTTACGCCTCTTGTATGTAAAGCATAAAATCTTCTATAATTACTTTTCGTTCAGGTGTGGAGTTGACAAGTGCTTCTTTAAGAACAATAGACATGTCTTTTTTTGACTCAACAATAAGTTGTTTAAGAGAATTTAAAGTTGATTCAGTTAAAACTAAATCTCTTTCTCCATAGTAATCTTCCACATCATTTAAATATAAAGTGATGTATTCGTTTAATTTATTTTGTGATACACTCATGTATAAATTGTTTAATGCGTTTAAATGTTTCAGTAATTTTACTTATTTGACTGTTTAACCATTGTAGTCGTTCTCCCATTCTTTTACCTTCCATTGGTGTTTCAATGTTAGCAATGTATTCCTTAAATGGTTTCATGTATTCTCCACCTGTTAAAAATATAAATTGGTCGTTTTCTAAGTTGAGTTTGTAGCTTTTCATTTGTTTGATTGTCTCTTCTGCCCATGCTTTTTTATCATCTTTAGGCATTTCCTTAAGTGTCTTATCATATGGTTCTAACACTTTAGTCATTGGCACTAAATGGTGTTTGGCAGATAAAATAAACATCTTGTCTGGTTTGAGAGATTTACCATATTCTAATGTTTTTCTAAACATAGGAGAAGCTGAGTATAAATCTTGTGCTTGTGAAGGCTTATCTAATTTAGACTTAGTACAACTTAAAAGTACGATTTTAGCCATTAATTTTGTTATAAATATTACAAAGAATGAATAGATTTAATAATACTTGTTTTAAACAAATGGTTTAAATGGGTTGTTAAACAATCGCACATGATTTGATTTTGTGTTGGGTAAACTTTACTCATTTCTTGAATAAATACTTCATAAGTATTCCATTTACTTAACACAGATTTTATTTTACTATTAGTTGTGAAAATTTCTTTATGTATTAAATGGTAATTTATGTTTGATGATTTCTTTTTAAGAGAATCAAATATTTTAACCAAAAACAAAACATATGGTTTAGATGATTTAAAATCACAATTTGCAATAATTTCTCTTGCAATGTTCCAATTACTATTGTCAGTGCTAGCTAACATACCATACAATGTTTGAAACATTTCTAAATCAATGACTGTGTCTTTGTTGGCCGCAGCATTTATACTGTCGTCAAATACTATGTCTAATTTATTTTTTTCTACTAAATCAAATATGTTGTAGAAAAATTCTAAATGATCACATGCCTTTTTATTACCATGTGATTTGCTAATCAATTCACCTGTAGTTGTTGGATAATTTAATAAAACAGAAAATGTCTTATTGTTTTTTATAGCATCTGTAAGATCTTCTTCTGACATGATAAATAATGATGGATGGAAATTTCCATTTATTTTGTCTTTTTTAGTCAAATGATATGAAGGTGTTTCTAATATATTATTGTGTTTATTATTTTTATCAATAAATGAGAAAAAATTTTTAGCTATAACATCATATGGTATTGTGTAATATTTTTTTGCTTCTTCTCTTAATATTTTTGAGAAGTATGCTTCTTTAATAAAATCATTACTTATAATTAAAGTGTCTAATTTTTCAGTTTTTCTAGCTGTTTTTATGTTTAACTTATTTTCTTCAATGTAATTTTTCAATTTATAAGAAGGAAATGAAGATAATGGAGTTAAGTAAACTGTGGTATTAGGTTTTAATTTATTGTCTTTATACTTTTGATATAACTTTTCATATTTAGGATAAAGATCTTTTGGCACAATGTCTATTATTTGACTCCAACCTGCTGAAGTTAATTTTTTACTTCTATTATCTAATTGAATTGTTTTACTGTATTTCATAATTTTATTTAGTTAAAAATTTAAGTAAAGTTTTATTTAACATTAACAATTTAAATGATGATTGATTACCATTGTATATTGATTTTACAATATTGTATTTTAAATCAACAGCAAACAGTTCTTCATTCATTAAAAGTGCTAGTCTGTCTATAAATTGTTTAGAAATTTTATTTTCTTTACTGTAGTATAAACTGTAGTTAACTAAACGAGTTGATAATATTGAAGCTAAATCTGCTCTGTATTTTTTCTCTTTACCAATAATACCTTTTAACGTATTTAAAACATAGTCTTCTTTTTCATGATGTATCATATCTTCAGGTGACATCATTTTATCTAACCTGTTGTTGATAAACATAGTGAACAAAGTTGTAAATTCAGTTCCAACACTACCTTCTCCAATCATTTGAATTAATGGTAAATTGGTTTCAAATGAATCAAGTGATGATATTGAATTGAAAAATGTTGTAATACTTCTTGAGTTAACACTTGTGGAAACCAATTCAGGATGTTTTAGTAAAAAGTTAATACATCTACCATCTACTTGATTGTTTTCAGCCCAAACTCCCCAACATTTCATGTCAAATTTTAAATTAACTGAAATAAATCGTGTTTTTTGAGCAGTGTCTATACTATTAACTAAATATTCTCCATCATCAGGATTGGCAGTTAATAAAATGTGCCAATCTTTAGGCAAAGACCAACTAATGTATGTTTGTCTGTCAATTAACTCCATTACAGCTTGTATAAACCTAATGTCAGCTCTATTCCAATCGTCTAATAGTAAAAATCCTCCTGATGCTTTTCCAGCAATCCATTCAGGTGGACAGTAACTCATTCTGTTTTGGCCTGTAAATTTATAACCTAATTTAGTGTATTCTTCAACAGCATGTTCATCAATCCACAAACATTTGTCTTCTTGACATACTTCAAATTGACGAATTGGAAATCCTACTAAGTCTCCTAACTCTTCAATTTGTGCTAAGTTTAGCTTAACTAAGTTTAAGTTTAATTCTTTTGCTACTTGTAAAACCATTGATGTTTTACCAATGCCTGAGTCACCAATAACCTCAACCGCTACTGGGAGTTTATTGTTTTCTTGTAAGTATCGATTGTTTGTAACAATGTGAGATAAAAATGATTTTGCCTCATCAATGTTTAATGATACGGGTTGGTGTGCTTTTTTTGTCATAACCTTTTTGTTTTTAATTTATAAAGTAAATATATGTTTGAAGATCTTGTAAGCCTAATAAATTAATTTTGAATTTTAATTACATTATTCCAATTTAGTTCTTTAACTTTTTCTACTTTTTCTCCTTTAGAACATATAACCATTAACATCGGTTTAAATGTGTTAACTGACTTTTCAGGTATAAATCCATCTGTTAATATAATTAAACTGTTGTACTCTCTATTTTTATTGAAGTAAGTAACAAAAGGATTCATATTTGTGCCACCTCTACCTGTAACAAATTCTGGAAGTTTACCATCATATTCATAAACATTATTTACTTTAGCATCTCCTTCTGCTATGGTAATTGACACACCTGTTTTCCACATGTGGAATATTTCATTAAAAAACTCTACTAAATCTTTGTCTCCAACTGAACCTGAAGTGTCTATTCCTACTAATATTTTTTTCTTTTGCTTTATTTTTAACGCTGGATTTTCTTGAAAACGTTTATTTAATTTACGTCTTGTTTTTTTAGTGTATATTTTACTTGATGAACCAAAAAATCTTCTAAAGTAACCTTTCCAATCATATGATTGTGGCTTTACTTCAAATAGTGAATCTATGTAACTTTTTAATTCAGATGGCACATGACCCATGTCACGTTGAGCTTCAACTATACTTTTTATTTGATGATCTATTTGTGCTTTGACTAATTTTTTATCTGCTTCAGATAAATCATTAAACTCTTTCCATGTTGGATGTAAGTTACCTGCTGTTGAACCTGCTTTTCCTTTTTCATTTGGATCATCACCTTTACCATGTTTTCCTCCTAAACTTGGATTGCTGTCTAGTAAAGCGTTTAATGCTGGGCTTGAACCACTTAATTTTGCTTGTGACAATAATTCATAGTATTTTTTAGTGCCTGCTTTTAAAGGCAATTTAAGTGTTGGAAATGTACTTGGCAGTAAAATGTCAGGGGTGGGATAATATTCAGATGTTAAATATTGGTTTATTTCAACATCTGCAGCTATATTGTGCAATTCATGATCTAAATAGTCGTCTCTTTCTGTTAAGTGATGAAAACATATGTGGAGAAGTTCATGTTTAAGCAGTCCAATTTTTTTCTTATCATTGTTTAAACTTGTCCAAAATGTTTCATTGACAATTAATTGATAGTTAATTCCATTTTTACACACTCCAGCAGTTGGAACATCATTTCCAACTACTTTGTTTAATGTTGACAGAAATATACCATAAAATGGTTCACTAAACATCAGTTGTTTTCCAATACGAGCTAAATCATCGTGAGTGTTTATCATAACTTTTATTTTACTGTAAATATAAGAAAGGCTTCCTTGGAAGCCTAACTTTTTGATGTATGTGAGTTGATATTTACAATCCCGCTAGTTTTTGCATTCGAGTGAATGATTCATTAAGTGGGGAATTTTCATCTTCATCATCATTCATGTCTTCCAACTCTTCTTCACTATTCATAGCATTTCTAACTGCTACCATGCCATCAGTAGCTTTAGCTGGATTAGCTTTACGGCCACGTTTTAGTGTGCCCTTAACTCGCATTCTTAACTTTTCAATAAATTCTACTCCTAATGTTTCTAATTCAGCTTCGTTAGCCTGATATTCATTGTCTGCTTCAAGTTTTGAGTTAACTTCTTTAGCTACTAATGTTTTATTGCCTACTTTTCTTCCTCTTTGTCCAACTTCTGTTGATTTTACTTTTTTAGGAATAATTGAACCTGACTCAGCAAATAGACCTATGTTTATAAGATCTTTAATTTTAGGATTAACTAATAGTTGACTTTTATCAGCAATGTCTGTAAGACCATCAATGTATTCGCCACCTTCTATTTCATAACCCATACGGGAAATACCTGTTTCACCTGCTGCTTCCACAGCGTCAATCATTTTTCTAACCCAAAATGTTTCATCGTCATATAATCTTTTAGCATATTCTAATTTGGTAGCATCACCTATTATTAACATGGTAGGAATGCGAGCCATTTCATTTAACTCTTCTGTGATGAGTGCTGATATTACTTGTCTTAATTTATTTTTCATGAATGAAGTATTTTATCATAAATATTGAACAAATAAGTAAAACTAATATCTTTCAAAAAAGTCAGGGTATTCTTCTACATCATCCATATTTATACATATTAAGAAAGTAATGATTCTGCTACATAAATTCCATGTGCTCCACTAACTGTAATTCCTCTAGCTGATAGTGCATCACCTACAAAGTGAACATTTTTATATTCATTTAATGATAAGTCTTTATAGTTTACTAATGGTTCAGGAGATAAATATTTTACCTCTGGAGCATAAAATCCATAGTCATCTCCAAATTCAAATACTTTATTCATCTGATCTATAAAATCAATAATATACTTAGCATATTCACCCATTACATGTTTGAATAAACCTAAGTTGGTTACTTTAAATGACTTAACAATTTCATCTTCAGACGATTGAGATGGTGTGCGGATACCTGGAGTAAAATATATTCCTCCTTTATCATCAATTTGTAGTTGTTTTACTATGTTTCTTGACCATTTGAATGGATCTTCAATGCCTTTAATTTCCATCAATATACCAAAGTTAGTCATATTGTTTCTAAATTCTTCTCCTTTTTTAGCATGGCCGTTGTAAGTAATATCTCCATATGTTTCTTCTACTGCTACATATGCTGCGTTGTTGTTAGTGCAAAAACTACGCAATGATACATT